TTCTATCTCTAATCTTTTTCTTTACCTTCTCTGCTACTTCTCCTGCCTCTCCTACAAGACCAAGTGTGTTCTCTATAAGTCTCTCATCACCTATTGTTACAATTTTCTTTTCAACCCAGTCTGCGTAGTCTGCAAGAACTGTGCTATCTTCTGGTTTGCTTAAATCAAATTGATCAAAGTATCCCATGTCTTCTAAGTCTTTACCTGTAAGCATTATTTTTCCTTTACTTCTATTTCAATTATTTCAACATCATCAATATCGTACACCGCATCCGACACAACTTGTTCAAGTCCTATCTTAGCACCATCCTTATCAGCAGCTATAAAATTTGCATCAGAATCTAGATCAAGTAGCATTGTTATTTCAAATAACACAGGAACCTCCAAGTTATAAGAATTAAATTAATTCCGTCAAGATTATTCTTCAAGCCAATCATCAGGAATTATTTTATCTGCATATTTAAAACCATGACGTTTACACCAGTCAGCATAGCAAGACTTAGCACCCTTGTATAATTTTACTTTACTGTTTTGAAATACAAAACGTAAATCTAAATCAGGATACTGCTTACGTATCTCTATATGTTTACGTCTGTCAGTGGAAACAAATCGTCCTTTGGTTTCTATTACGATACCATTCTCCAGGATAAAGTCAGGTGTGTAGTTTCGAGTCCTAACATCTAACCATTCTATACGTTCTTTTTCGTAGGTAAATTTAATACCTTTTTCTTTTAAATACTTAGCTGTTTCATCTTCAAAACCAGAACGATATCCTGCCCTTAAAGCTCTGGATCTAGTTCCCATATCAAATCACAACCATTCAGGTTTTTGAATAACAGTGTAGTCACCCCAACCTGTGCTGTAGTCAGAATCTTTTTCTGCCTTTGCAATAACAGCCAAAGTTTTGTGTAGCTGTTTCATACCCCAGTGCATAACCTCTGGACCCATTACATGTACATGTGAAAGAAATGGTGCAGACTTTTCACAGGCAATAAAAGAAAATTTGTCTACGTCATAACCTGCCAACTTACATGTGTAAACATAGTGAGCACCCTGTAAAAGATATCCATACTTTAAGCACTCTTTTAAGAAACCTCTTGGACTAGCATCCTGTGTTGTCTTTACATCAAAGACTGTATTCTCTTCTTCAATCAATAGATCTGGGCGAGTCTTCAAAGTTAAACCTGAGATAGGATCTTCTACAAATATACTTATCTCGTTTAATCTGTTAGGATGATTTAAGTATGAAGCACATACAGGGTTGTTTAGAGCACCTCTGGTTATGCAGTTAGCTACGTTAAACTCTACCTCAGTAAGTAGTATTTGATCTTCACCAAGATTGGCTTGCATTTCTTTGAAAGCGTTGCTTGATTTTGTCTTTGGTCCTTTGACTACTAGATCACGTTCTTTCTCTAACAGGTTAGCGTGTACTGCACTACCCATAGCAAAGGCTGCGTTGTTAGAGTTACGCTTCTCACCCTTCCAGTGAGCTAACGATTTTTTATATACTGCCTTTACAGCACTTGAAGATATGCCACTTGTTGAATGGTATTCTTCATTAGACATGTCAGTCATAATTTTTTTTGTAGTAGGGTCCATGTGTCTCTCTTTATATAAAATAGCCCCCACCAAAAATGAACGAAAAGGGTGGGGGCTTGTTCTTCTAGGATAAAAAGGAACTAAAACCTAGAAGGGTATTGAGTCCTGTGGTTCCTGGGAGGAGGAAGACTTACCACCAGAACTCTTGGTGTGATCTTGAAACATTTGTCGTGATTGGGAGGAACCACCTTCTGATTCATAAACCACATGGTCAAGTATTTGAAGACCCATAAGACGTGTTCCTGTACGTCCAGTGCGTGTAGGGTATACTTCAACTTTTACAATACCTTTACTTCCGTTACCAATAAGACCGTTATCCTCTAGATTCCAAGCCTTACCTGCAATGTCAGCAACTACTGGAGCACCACCCATCCAGTCTTCTGCACCAGTGTGAGGACGTGAAACTGTGACACGAAAGCCACCATCTACTTCCTCTATTTTTTTCATGCACCCTGCTTTCTTTAAAGCATTTGCTGTTTTCTTATCTGTAGTTACGGTAACTTTGTATTCACCGTCAGTTTCTACATTCCATTCAGCACGATCTCTGTTGGACTCAAATACTTTAGCCCATTCGATTGTGCCTTTAACGTCTATTTGTGTTGATGGCATATTGCCCTCCTTTTCTTTTACTGTTGTTACATCTAATATTTTTTGTTGTAGTTGTCAATGGGTTTCAGCCCAATTTTTTCCTATGTCGTAAGATCCTGGAGTAGGTATTTTAAACCCTAACTCCTGACCAGTTTCTAACATACAGTCTGCCTGTATCTGTCCTAATCTCTTAGCTTCCTCCTCTGTTCCTGTTACTTCTACTTGGTATTCATCATGGATGAAACCAACCATTTTAAACTTTATCCCTTCCTGCCTAGCTTTATTGTGCCACTTGAGTAGGCTGTGCTTCATCAAGCAAGCCTCACCATTCTGCAATATCCCTGCCAGTGTTTTGTGTGCGTTGGGTACTGGAACTCTACGTCCATCGTACCCAGTAAAGTATCCCTGTTCTGCAATGTAAGGTACGAGTTGATTCTTAAGGTTGTATAAACCGTCAATGCTCATCTCGAAACGAGTACGTGCTGCCTGTGCTTCCTTCATGTTGACTTTAAGTATCTGACCAGTCTTTGCTACACCTGCACCCAATAACCAAGCATAGATAAAAGTCTTTGCCATATCCCTCGTGCCATTTGGAACTGCCAAGGCTTTCTTGTTAACGTTGTGTATGTCTGTCTCGTCCTCTTTCTTTCCCTTCATGATGGCTTGTGCATATTGATCCGCATCAAAGTGTCTCCAGAGATAGTCAGCTAACACACGTAGTTGAATACCATCTGCATCTGTACCAACTAACCAAGAGTTAGAAGGAACTGTCCAACAAGCACGTAGATGTACATCAAATTGTTTCTTGACTTCATCGACTGCTGACTTAGGTTCACCATGAAACGGAGAGGATATGTTAGCAGTGTTAGGATCTTTGTGAGCACACCGCCCAGTCCATGCTCCAATGTTATTTATTCTACCATGAATCCTTAAATCGTCACCACACTGCCCTAGCCACTCAACCAGTGAACTTCTTCGTCCTTCAAGTGTCAACCACTGGGCTAGAGCTTTAGCTCCTGTAGGTGCTGTCTCAGGAAGTGTACTAAGGTTTGCCTCTGATACAGTAAATCCATACCTATCTAAGTCTTTTTTCTTTTGATTGTAGAAATCCTCATCCATAGCGGCTACTGACTTGCCATATGGATCACCTATCTTCTTTCGAGAGAAGTTGATAGCAGTCTTTGTTTTATCTACTGGCTTCCACCCTGCACCCCAGAGAACATCTATCCTGTCCTTTGCAGATCCTGGATTAAACTCTATCCAGTCAAAACAAACTAGGTCATCGTCTTCTACATTTGTCATGGCATACTTCTCTTTTGCCCTGATAACTGTAGCCATCTCACCACCATCTTTTTTGAGTCGATACTTTACACGATTAACCTCAGTAAGTTTAGGTGGGAAGTCTACCTGGAATTGTTCCTCTAGTGTGGTCATCTTTGTCTTAACTGAGTTGAGAAGAAACTCCGCTTTTGTTTTGTCAAAGAAGAAACCATAGTGTTGTGTACGAACCAACTCTATCTGTACATCGTGTTCTGTCCTTAGAGACTTACGCCAATCAGGACTCCAAATAATATCATTGAAATGACTGAACAAAGATTCTGTAACCTCGATGTCTTGATACCAGTAGTCAACCATTTCGATACTGAATTTATCAAACTCATGAAAATCTCCTTTATGTTTGTTTAATCTGATACCCCAAGCCTGTAGGCTGTGAGGAAACTTAGCACCCTTTGGTGTTTCGATGTCGTAGTTTACTAACCTACTAATGAGGAGAGTATCCACAATCTTTCTTGGATCTATCAATCTGGGTTGAAGAAGTTTGTTTAGCATGGGTGCATCAAACTGTACAAAGTTGTGACCAACAATTAAATCTGCTGACTCGTACCACTTGATAGCTTCACGCCTAGCAACCTCATCCTCATGACAGTTATCGAACCTTGAGATCTCACCAGTGGTAATATCTTTACCACCACAGATCCAGAGCTTGTCGCTTTCGTTAAGACCGTTTGTTTCTATGTCGCTGACAACAATCCTCATACGTTAAACACCACCTCTTCAAGAACGGTAGTCTCAGGATCGTAGAACACTGACCCTGCGTTACCTAGCTTGGCAAAGGGTCTGTTCTTATCAACAATAAAATGTGTCGTGTTTCTTTCCACATCATCCTCTGATTCAGTATCTCTGTTAAGTTTTATACAGACAATAGCTTCCTCTTCAAGAGATGCTGCATACTTGGTGCGTCCATCATCGTTAACCTGTGATATAAATACCACACCTATATTTAATTCTTTGGCAAGCTGCGCCATTCGTGATCCAAGAGTTGTCAACGTGCTAGTAGCTGCGTCAACACCAGAGTTTGACAG